TGCCGAGTATGCATCCTGAACCTTGCGATTGATACGCTCCTCCAGCTCCTTGGTCATGGGTGGGGCGAGCGACGACCCATGGCGAGTCCAGTCGAAAAAATCACCCGTCTCGCTATCCGTGCCGTCCAGCATGCTGGTGGCCGGACCGAACGCCTCAAGTGCCTCGACCTCGTCGTTGGGGATCATGGACTCGAGCCATGCTTTCACCTCCGGGCCCACGAGGTATTTGTTGTCGTTCGTGACGAGCGTCGGCACGCGTGTAATCTGCTTGGAGGGCACACCCTGCTTCGCGACGTTATGAAAACGAACCACATGGAGCAGAGGGGGGTTCTCCTGAATGTACTTGATGACCTGGGCGCAAAACTGGCACCGATCACTGTATACCAGTGTCGCCATTACTTTCCCGTGAGGGATTTGGTGATTTTTTTTGACGCACTCATGTAAAGGATGAAGAGCCCTGACATGTTCATTTTTTTGCTCTTGGCGATCCTCGTGTTTATGGTTTGGAACCGTACGTCAGGCAAAGAGATGTTCACTGACGTGTCTGCGTCCAATCCGGTTGACCCGGCCACCATTCAGACGATCGTCAATGGTATCCAGGATCGCATACCTGACCTGTACCCCCTGCAGACTGTCTACATCAATCCCATGCAGGGCAGCCAGGGGTCGGTCATTTACAACGCTCGCATCTTGTTCCTGAACACGCGCGGCTATTTCGGCGTCCAGTACGACGTCCAGGCTGATTCGGCGGGCAATCTCATCAGCGTGACTGGCCAGGTGCAGCCACAGGCCAACGGTCCGTTCCAGGGATTTACCGAGTCTGACTCGTACCAGGACTTTGATTCGGTCGAGGCGGTGCTCGCCGAGCAGTTTGCAACCCTGAAGCAGAACGTCCCGGGTGTGGCTGAGAAGCTCGACTCGTGGCTGGATACCCAGCGTGAGCAGCAGCGCGGTCGTGCATTTGCTGACGCCCAGTCCAACTCCATGCCAGCCGGCTCGACCGATTCGCTGATCGAGCGTTCTATCACCGCGTGAATGCGTCGGCGACAAAACCTGCACACGTAATATGGTGGTTTCGGCCCGACAGCTCGCAGATCGCGAGCGAAAACGGCTCGACGGTCGAAAGGCTACATATAAAGCGATACTCGAGCAGTTTTCGCGTAAAATTTCAAACGCCGCGACGCTCGGCGCGCATGACATTGTGCTCACGACTCCCACGTTCGTCATCGGGTATCCTGCGTACGACGTGACGGCCGCGACGACATACCTGGAACGCCAGCTCGATCGACTCGGCTACTCGACGAGGCGAGCCATGGCGAACGCGATTCACGTGACATGGGAACGTCCCAAACCTTCGAATCACGTGACGGTCATCGATCACTCGAACGACCATGAGGTTCAACTTCCGACACTGGCAAACTTGGCCAAGACGGCGCAGAAGATTCGCTCGTCGGCTCGAAAATGAAATGTCCGTAGAGTATAAATGGACGTGGCAAAACTCATCGTCGTACTTCTCATCGTGAATGTCGTCTTCAGCGCGTTCGTCTATTCGTGGGCAACCGACGACGACATTACAAACCTTCCAAAGGAGCCCCGTGAACGGTTCATGGCAATCCTGTATTACACCGTGACGACGTCGACGTCGACCGGCTATGGTGACATTGTACCAAAGAGCACGCGTGCACGTGTCGCATCCATGTCGGTACAGATCGTCATGCTCGCTCTGATTGTGAAACGCATTCTAGAAAAGTGAAAACTTATTCTCGCGACCAATCAGCTTGATCGTCTGTGCCTTGGCCACCTTGAGACGATCGCACCGCATAGCAGCCTCCTCAGTCATGAGCTCAACCTTGTATGGCGCAATGAGTTGTCGGAGCTCATCGGCCCGCGTCTTGGCCACCTTCGGCTTGGGTGGGTTTTTCTGGTATTCAATCCAGTACGCCTTTTGGGATTTGTACGCATCGAGTGCCGTCACGAGCTCCTCCTTGATGCGCACGAGTTCAGCCTCCAGCTCCTCCAACTTTTCGTCGTGCAGTCGCTTCTTCGCCTCGTCGCTCAGACGGTCGTATTGACGCAGGGCGACGCCGATGTGTTCGTCGCACGCCTCACGAAGCGCCGCGGCAGTTCCGGGACACTCGTCGCGAATCATGTCGAGCTCTCCGTGCGCCTCGTTCTCAAAGTAGTCGAGCACAGCCTGTTGGGCCGACGGCCACACGGGGTAGTCTCCATAGTCAGAGGCTGACGCACGCCATTTACACCCATCGGCACAGTACACGCGACCATTTGGGCCCAGGTCAAAGCAAATGCCCCAGCCCATTTCTAGGTCCATGGTGACCCGCGACTTTAACACGTAATAAAAAACGGTACAAAAAACAAATGGATGTCCTTGCCGAGGCTGAGCGCAAGTACATGGCCAAGCTCTCAGGTGCAATGATTCCAGTGATGATCGACGCCTTCTTTGACTTGTACGCCGAGGCAAAGAAGCAGTCCCAGGGGCGCAAGACGCTCCTCCAGTACCAGGCGCTCCTCGTCGAGGTGAAGAACTGGAACAACGTGATGATGAAGCAGCACACGGATGCGATCATCAAGACGTGCTCCATGTTTCCCAACCTCCTCGCGGCCGTCTTTGTCATTTCGATCAAGATCATGTCCGCCGTCCGCATCTCTAGCGAGTCCAAGAAGCTCAACATCAAGCTGCCGACCAACGACGTGTTTGTTCACTCGTGCTACATCGCCGCCGCCGAGGACATGTACAACAGCCCCTACATCGTCGTCGAGGATATCAAGGATTCGGAGAAGCGTGTCCAGCTGCACGCGCGCTTTTCGCACTGCATCCGCAAGGTGATTGACGATTTCATTCCGGTACAGCAGATTCTCGACACGTACATCCCGGGTTTCACGGGTGAGTTTGACATGGATAACGGGATCGGACCCGACACGAACGGCGAGGTGGACGATGCGGAAGACACGCCGCCACCCGTGACACCCGAGGCGGCGACGCCTGCAGAGGGCGAGGGCGCTGAACCCGGGTCGGTTGTTCCAGAGACGCCGTCACCGACCGATCCGGTGCCCGGTACGCCAGCTGGTGCCGATCCAAACGGCGAACTCAAGGAGGTTCCCGTGACGCCCGCCCCGGGTCCGGCCCCCGCACAGGTTCACCACGAGACGCTCTTCGATGACGCACCCGATAAAAAATAGATGCAGACAGTAAATGGATCACTACTTTCGCGATCCGATGAGCGCCGGTGCGATTGCCGCCGCCGCGACGATTGCATATATTCACGTCAAGTCCAGCATGAACAAGGAGAAACTGCAGAACTCGGCATACTTCAAGCCGGCGTTTCTTGTCGGTCTGCTCGTCTATTTCATCGTGTCTCAGGGCGCGGGCTCGAAGGAGTCCATCTCGCACGATCCTTATTAAGGACCTGGCTTGGTTACTTTTTCCCGTATGTCTTCTAGAACCTCGGATATGTGGTTCAAATGTAAAAGTGTCAATACTGAATTAACAAGAGTTATATTACGTATAGTATCTTCAATGACACCCATTTGAAGATACTACGCGCCGAGTCTTAAAGGGCCGCATGATCCATTTTAATATAGCCTATTAGAATATGGCGCGCTCCAATAACGGCGGTATTGCAGGCTCTGGTATCTTTGGCGGTATCGGCTCGGTAGTCCAGTGCAAGGCGGAGGATGACTCGTTGTACTGCAAGTTTGCCAAGCTGATGAACATCATCGTGTGGATCATCACGATTGGGTTCATTCTCTACATCCTCAAAGGGTTCCTCAAAGCTTAAAGTCTACATGCGTCATATATCCAATGGCGACCACCGTCTCGGCTTTCAATGACATGATGCAGCAGTTCCTCGACGAGCTCGTACTCACCTTTCCCGAGGAGAAGTCGTTCGTCAAGTACCAGGCAACCTTCAGCATGATTCGCAAGACTCGGCCGCGCATGGTGCTCGAGAATTACATGAAGTCGATTGGCCCCGTGGCGACGCAGCTCATGGAGAAGAATGAGACGTATTTCAAGGAGAATGTCGACGACATTCCAATTCTCAAGGAGATGAATCTGATGAAGATTTGGACGGACGATCTATCCACAACCACCAAGGAGGCGATCTGGAAGTACCTCCAGACGCTGTACATTCTGGCGACGACGATTACGGCCCTGCCGGCCGAGACACTCAGCATGATTGAGAGCGTTGCCGAGAAGTGCGCCAAGCAAATGTCGGAGGAGGGTCTGTCGTCCGAGGAGGCGCTCATGAAGAACATGTCGGGTCTCATGGCATCAATCATGGGACCTGCAGGCGGTCTCGGCTCGAAAAAGATCTCTGAGTAAATCAATATGGACATTGCCCAAGAAGTGTTCAAGAAGGAAAACCTAATGGACTTTTGGCCGTCCGACCGTCAGACGGGTAAGGAGCGTGTCGAGGCGACGACACGTTTCATCGTCTACGCCGTCGTCCTGCTCTTTATCATACGGCGCGACGGGCGCGTCGTACTCCTCGGCGGGCTCGTCCTCGCCGTGCTGTACGGTCTTTATTTCAACAACATGATCCCGGATGGTGCCCGCTCAGTATACGTGACCCGTGGTCTCTCGGGTGTCACTCTGCCCACGGTGGAAAATCCCATGGGCAATATCCTCATGGGTGAGTATTCGTCGGATCCCAACCGTGCTCCGGCTGCATGGTACCCATCGGTTCGCGGGGAGGTCCAGGCTGACTTTGCCGCCATTCATCCGTTTGAAAAGTCCCGTGACTATGAGCGCAACTTTTACACGACCGCCAACACGACGATTCCGAATGATCAGGCGGCATTTGCTCAGGCTGCATATGGCCGTCCGTTCGCTCCCCAGTGCCGCGACACCCCTGGCGCGTGCGACCCAGAGGGTAACCCCAATGCCCGTTTCCCGGAGCGTGTCCAGATGCGCGGCGGTGCAGGTGGTGGGTACGGTACTCGCTAGAAATCTTCTCGACCCATAGAAAGAATGCCTCGGCTTCAGACGGACGGCCTCGTTCTCGAGGATGGAATCTGGAAAGGTCCCACCAACACCAACTACGTCGACATGATCATGACTGACGACGCGCTTCGCTCCCAGACGAGCTCGCGGAACAACAAGTACTGGACCGCCGAGTCGTTTGATTTCCCTCGTCTGTACGAGGTGAACGAGCCGGTTCGCGTCCAGCTCAATGACCCCGTGAGCACGTACGCCATGTACCAGTCCCAGTCCTACGCCCAGCGCTACAGCAGCAAGTAAAAACCACACGATTTCTCACTCAGGACGAGTTCCTGAGTGACAAATGCGCGTACTTAATAAAATGTCCAAATATAGTAATGGACCCGCTCTCGTTGGCGGCGATTGTCGGTCTTGTCTATTCAGGCAAGAAAATCAGCGATGCCAAGGAGGAACAGCAGGAAGTGCCGGCGATGCTCGCACCCCAAAAGATTTTCCGCAAGGATCTCGTCCAGTACGATCAATTCGCTCAGCAGGACCAGCAGCTCGACCAGAAGAACATGACGCCTGACATTGGTCGCGGCTTTTCAGGCGATTGGCGCATGCGTCCCAAGGAGATTGCGCCAAACATGGGTGACATTGTCAAGAATGCCGGGTTTCCGTTCGGTCAGCCCGTGTACGACGTGTCGTACCGCGAGAATGTCACGAACAAGATGAACAACCTGAACCCGTCAGAGAAGGTGTACGTGGGCCGCGGTCTCGGTCTCGATCCCAATACGCCAGCCGCAGGTGGGTTCCAGCAGTTTTTCCGCATCGAGCCGACGAACATGAACGAGGAGAAGCTCACGACGCTCCCCGGGACATGGGGCGGTCCGGCAAACTCGTTCATCAAGTCGGGCGGGACGACGATGGGTGAGATTACCCATCACGCCAAGCAGACCAAGGCGTGGCACCGTGACCCGGCACAGAACCGCGGACAGGGTCAGGGCGGCGCCATAACGGCACCGGAGGGACGTCCCGACTTCCAAAAGACGCGCCGGACGACCAACCGCCAAGAGACGGGTTACCGCGACGACAATCTGGGTGATGGGCCTGCCCAGTTTTCAGTCAGCCAGGCGTATGACAGCGGTCTACTCAACAACGGCATGTCGCGCAGCACGGGCAACCGTGTCAACCCAGATCGGGCGGCCAACGCCGGTCGTATGAACGTCCGCCAGGATCCGATTGGCATGATTGGCGCGGGTACGACGACTCGTCTCGAGGCGAGCTCGTTGCCGCTCCGTCCGCCGGATGGGTCGCACGGTCAGCGCTATGTGGTGCCGCAGTACCAGAAGGTGAACGTCTTCAAAGGGAACGCGATCCAGACTGATTTCGGGCTGGCTCGGGATGTTCGTGCCAAGAACCCCCTGGCTCAGCCGGCGTTTGTCGACTATGCAAAAGCGTGAAAAAAAAAGGTTGACCTCTGATAAATGAGCGGTGGCATTGTTCAACTCGTTGCAATCGGCGCTCAGGACGCATACCTGACCGGCAAGCCTGAGGTTTCATTTTACCGTTCTTCCTACAAGCGTTACACGCACTTTGCCAACTCGGTGGAGCGTCAGCTCATTCAGGGCACGCCGAGCCCGGGTGGCATTTCGACGATCCGTTTCGAGAAGAAGGGTGACCTGCTGTCCTACGTTTACATCACGGCCCGTGACGCATCCGGTGCCATGGTGCCCCAGATGAACTGGACGAAGAACATCATCGACAAGGTGGAGCTTCTGATTGGTGGCCAGGTGATCGACATGCAGGACGGCTACTACATGAACAACATCGAGCCGGTCGTCGGTGCGATCAACACGAACCAGCGTCTGCTGCCCCAGTATGCCGCCGCTACGGCGACGCAGCCGGGCTTTGACGTCAACTCGTTCCAGGCGCTCAAGTTCTTCTTCTGCAAGGATTGGCAGTCTGCTCTGCCCCTGGTGGCTCTGCAGTACCACGACGTCGAGCTGCGCATCACGTGGTCAGCGAACCTGAGCCAGGCGGCCTACAGCGGTCAGACGGCTCTGGCGAACGGCCAGACGTACTCCCAGCTGCAGTACATTGTGTGGTCCAACTTCATCTACCTGGATCAGTCCGAGCGCGACTTTTTCGCCAAGACGCCGCAGGATATGCTGATCACGCAGGTGCAGCGTCAGTTTGTGCCGTCCGCGTCGACGATGGAGCTGGCATTCTCGCACCCGATCAAGTTCCTGGCGTTCCAGTCCAACAACTACACGCAGGCGTACAACATCACGACGGCCGGTCCGAATATCGCTTCCCAGCTGCAGTTCAAGACCCAGGTGAACGGCACGGACATTGGTGAGTCGCGCACGCTTCTGCACTGGGTGGATGCCGCGCAGTACTACCACACGCCGAACGGTTACTCGCCCTATGGTCAGACGGCCAACGTGGCCATCATCCCGTACTGCCTGGACACGTCCAAGCTGCAGCCGACAGGTACGCTCAACTTTTCGCGCATCGACACCTACCGCATCGTGACGCCGTCGACGATCAACATGCAGAGCATCGTACAGGGTGCCTCGGCGGCTGCAACGGTCGCCGCGGGCATGTCCACCTCGCCGTACATCTACGCAGTCAACTACAACGTGCTCCGTATCCAGAACGGTATGGGCGCGATCCTGTACTCTTCTTAGGCCCCTTCTTTTCTCGTCCAAAAATAGATGAGTAGCGTACCCGGTGCGCAGCTCTTAGCCCAAGGGCCACAGGATGTGTGGCTCTCAGGCGATCCCCAAGTTTCATTTTTTCGATCAGTGTACCGGCACCACGTGCCTTTTGGTATCGAACTCAAAAAAATGAATTTTGACGCGGGTGGGTCGTTCCGGTTCGATCGGTACGGCGACCTTCTCGGCCCGTGCTACATCACGGCCAACGATCCCGTGACGGGTCGCCAAATTCCCGTGACGTCATGGACGGGCCTCTTTGACACGGTCGATCTCACCATCGGCGGTCAGCTCGTCGATTCACAGGATGTCGTGTACTCGTCGCAGGTGTGGCCGGTCCTCGAGGCGTCGACATGGTCCCAAAGCAAAGTGCCGACCGGGTTTTACCCGTTGCACTTTTTCTTCTGCCAGGACTGGTCGCGCGCATTCCCGCTCGTCGCGATCGAGTTTCACGATCTCGTGATTCGGATCCAAAAGGCGTCGCCGGCGTACCAGTTTCAACTTTGGGCGACGTTCGTCCATCTCGCAGATCACGAACGTGAATGGTTCAAGACGCAGCAGCACCAACTGCTCATCACGCGGACGCAGCGGACGCTCATCACGCGCGACCAAAACGAGTTTGGCCGATTCTCGGGTCCGATCAAATACCTTGCGACCGAGGTGTACAACTACCGCCGATTCTACCAACCCCTGTTTTATCCGGATCCGCGCGTCCTCGACACGACCACTACGCAAACGTACACGGTCACATACTACAACCCGTACAATGTGCCGATCACATGGACGGTCGTCAATCCGCTACCGACCGGTGTCACGGTAACGTCCCAGACAAACACGGCCATCACATTCACCATCGCGGCCGGCACGCTCGTGACATCGCAGACGTTTCAGGTTTCAGTATCTACGGCACAGCAAGCATGGGTAACACGATTTTCAAGCAGTGGCACGGTCGGAAGTGGCGCGAGTCATGTTGTCCGGGATGGATTTTCTTACTACGCGACGACGTACACGTCGGGACCTTTGTACATGTACAACTCGGACGGTACAGCTTTCTCAAATACACTAGCTTCTGTAAGTACGACAGGTGCAGCGGTCATTAAGATTGACACAAACGGGAACATCGTGTGGTGCGCCTCCATAGTGAGTACACCCGGTATATTAACTTCTCTAAGTGATATCCAGGCTGATGCGACCGGCATCTATGTACTTGGAACATTCACGGACACGATGACATTCAACAACTCGGACGGAACACCTTTCGGAACAACACTCACTGCGATTGTGCCTGGTGCAGCAGGGAACGGATTTCTTGTAAAGTATGATCTGAATGGGAACGTCCTTTGGTGTACGAAATGGGGTCTTCTGACTACGACGTCTTATGTACGTGCATGGTCAGTGAAAATTGACACATCCGGTCTCTACATATCAGGGAGATCACAAGCAGTAGCGGCCATTCAGTTTTACAACTCGGACGGAACGCCAAGTACCGCCACCCCTGCTGTTAGATGTTCGTATGTAGCAAAATATACCACAAACGGAACTCTCTTATGGCGTTCGATTCAAACATATACTTCGGGCATCGGTGAAAACTACGGGTTGGCACTCGATTCGACCCAGGTGTATGTGAGCGCAGGTATCGTGCCCGCGACGACTACGTTCTATAATTCGAACGATACGATCGGCGGGACGCTCGTGACGACCGGAACACAAAATAGCTATATCGGTGCGTACAACGCGACAACCGGAAATTTTGTATGGAGAGCCCGTACCGGATCAACCGCCGCTGGAGGGGCCTATGGATTTATTCGTACGGCGGATGCTGATTCATCGGGCGTATACTTTGTAGGAAATGGTAACGGTACAATCAATTTGTACAACTCGGACGGTACACAGTCGAGTGTGAGTGTCACGGGTACGACAACTTATGGATTCATGACATCGTACGACTCGGCTGGAAATGCGCGATGGGCAGTCAAAATAGATAATGTCGACCGAATCAATGGAGTCACGGTATATAACGGGATAGTCTACGTAAACGGGTTTTTTACGAGTACTCTACCTGTAACATTCTATAATGCCGGTGGGTCTCAGTACCCTTATACCCTTTTGCGTAAAGGAAATACACGCGATGCGTATGTAGCTGCTTACACGACGAGCGGACAAGTTCAATGGATCGTCCAGGGGGCGAGTACAACATCGGCATCGATGGCTCGCTTCGGAGTCGATCCGAGTGGAGTATACTTCCCGGGTGCATTCGCGGGAGAAAATATGAAGTTGTACAATCAGACCGGTATCCCCATATTGGCCCCTCTTTCAGTCACGGGCACACAGTCTGCATTCCTGTACAAATTTCAGCCGTGGTAAATTCCTTCGATTACAAGTAGAATGGCGAGCACGAGTTTCACACTCGGCGCCGGTGTTCGTCCCGTGTTGAGCGGTACGGACCAAACTCTGGATACGACGACGCAACAGACGTTCACGGTCAGTCAGACGGCAAGCACGTCCGGCACCGGAACAATTACGTGGTCGTATACACTTCCTCGCGGAGTCGCAGTTCAATCGTCGAGCGACACGCAGATTGTCTTTGTCGTCACGGCCGGCACACTGTTCACGAGCCAGGGGCTCACCGTGACAGCGACAAACCAGGTGGGACTCGTGTCGCTCCCACTGACCCTGACAGTTTCGGCGGGTCGGAAACCGGTTCTCATGTCACCGGGGACCCAGACGCTCGACACGTCGACGCTCTCAAAGACGTTCACGGTCGGTCAGTCGGTCGCGGGGACTGGTAAGATCACCTGGTCGTACACCGAGCTTCAGAATATCGACGTCGTGACGACCGATCAGTACGCCCGATTCACGGTCCGGGCCAACACCAACATCCCGTCTCAGTCATTCACTGTCGGGGCCGTCAGCGAAACCGGTCTCGCCGCGACGTCCGTGGTGTTTACGGTCGAGGCATACCTCGAGGCGGAACTCGAGGCGTCGGATCAGGTGCTCGATCTCACGACTGACCAGTTTGTCACGTTCGGTCAGACCGTCTCGACGAGCGCAACCGGTGCGATCGTATGGGGCTACCCCGGTGGCTCGAACGTCTTTTCGTCGTCAGACTCGGAGCTCGTACTCGCATTTCCAGCCGGGTCGGCGTACCGTGCACTCACGCCGCTCACAGTCACGGCGACGAATGCTGTGGGCGTCGTGACGACCAAGACTGTTCAGGTGTCCGCCAGTCTCCGGCCCGTGATTACGACGCCGTCGTCGAACCTCGTCCTCGACACGACCATCACACAGGCGTTCACCGTCAGTCAAACGGCTGCACCGTCGAGCACGGGCACGATCGTCTGGACGTACGAAAACTTGCCGACGAGCATCACGGTAACGGCCGAAGATGATACGACGTTGACGTTTCAGGTTGATGAGACGGTCGTCATCGCGCCACCGAGGGTGTTCATCGTCACGGCCAAGAGTCAAACTGGACTCGCGTCATCCTCAATCACGTTCAACGTGTCGTCCGCGACAAAACCCTTTTTGATTACACCGGGTAATCAGACTCTCGACACGACGACCCAACAAACCTTTGTCGTGTCCCAGACGGCTCAGAACTACGGCACCATCATATGGTCAGTGACGCCGAGCTTCCCCGCGGGTGTTCAGACACTTCAGCAGGACTCTGGACTCACGGTCATTGTTCCGCAGGGAACATCAACCCCCGCGACGAGCTACACGGTCACGGCGACGAACATCGTCGGGACGGTGTCGACACCTGTCGTCTTTACGCTCGCATCTGCAGTCCGACCCGTGCTCATCGGACCGGCCGTGACGACATTCGACACGACGTCCAATGTCACATTCACCGTCACGCAGACGATCAATCAGCCGACGGCGTGGGTGTACACACCCCTGCCGTCCGGTGTATCCCTGCAGAGCACGACGGACACTGCACTTACGTTCTTGGTTGTCGCCGGATCATATTTCACAGCGAACAACGTCGTGTTTACTGTGACGAATCAGGCGGGTATTTCAACCGCACTGGGTATCACCATCGAGGCATTCATCCCTTCGGCGTTCACGATGAACTTTGGTGCAAGCACGGTACCTGCCGTCACGGATGGCGGCGTGTTCCAGTTCAACGACCCGCCGCCCAACATGTCGTACCCACCCGTCTCACTGTTCATCAACACGTCAAATACGAGCGTGTCGTACGACATCACGGGTCAACCATACGGCAATGGATCGTATGCTATGTCGGTGTCGTCGACCAGCAACAACATGACGACCGTTTTTTCACTGACCGAAAGCCCCCCGTGGACCACGGGCGCGGTGTACTCTGCCGGGGCGTACACGGGTGCCGTGACCACGTTCGTCAACAACGCCCTCGTCGCGGGTGAATGGGTCCAGCTCGCCATGCCTGACACCATCGCGTGTACGTCGATCCAGCTCACGGGATCTGGTGCGACGGCGTACACGCTCGCCGGGTCGAACGACGGCGATGTGTGGATCTCCGTGCTGACCGAGGATAATGTACCGGCTCAGACCTTCCGGACCGCCGCAGTCACGTCGAGTCCACCTGCGTTCCGGATCTACCGATTCATCGCCCGGACGATCGATCCGAGCGTCACCCGTCTGTCGCTCGCCGGACTTCAAATCGTCGGCGCGTACTCGTACGTCACGCCGCAACTCGTCAATCCGCGGCGCATCAGCCTCCTCACATCTGCACCACAGACGTTTACGATTGCACAGGTGGCCAGTCCAGCTGCAACCGGTCCGCTCACATGGACGACGACGCCATACCTTGCAGACACGAGCGCCAGTCCAGCGACGCCAGTGTCACCGGTCGTCTCAGCCACGACGCCGTTTTCAAACGTCTCGGACGGATCGTTCACGGGGGTGGTCACACTCACAGACTCGAAGCTCGATTTCGATCCGACGCTCACCGATTTCACGCTCGAGATGTGGGTCTACGGCCTTTCGACGACAAACATGGGTGGTATCATTTCACGCGCACCGGCTGTAGTACACGGCGGGCTCATCGATTGGCAACTCTACCAGGGCGCGTCCGAAATCTACTTCCAGTTCAACTCGTACCGGGTCGGTGTACGTCGCAAGGTTATCCCGACGCGCGTCTGGACCCATGTCGCATTCGTCATTCGTCAGAATGTCGCAACTCTGTACGTGAACGGATCGCGGATCGCAGCGAAAACAAACGTGATCGGTACATCGTACGTCCCCGGTCGACCCATCTTCGTCGGCGCGGGTAACACCGGGACGTCGTTCGACGGCTACATCAGTAACCTGCGCATGGTCAAGGGCTATGCCGACTACACCGACGAGTTTACGCCGCCGACGGCACCTCTCACGCCGACGACGCTGGGCGAAACGGTACTTTTGCTGCGCGCTCTTCCGACACTTCCACCTGGTATCTCGGTCGCGAGCATCACACCCGCCGGCATCACGTTTACGGCCGCCCTGGGTACTTTCATCGATCAGACGATGACTGTCCGGGTACAAAACCCTTCAGGTGCATCGTCCGAAGTTACATTCTCGATCGTCACGGTGGGTTCCGCATCCGGAGGTGATACGATCCAAGATATCAATGGCTACCGAATCCACACATTCACGACTGTCGGGACGAGC